AGCTGTTCTTTTTTGCTTCTTCTATAACAGAGAGCTTTGCAGCTATTGAGTTTCGCACATTACCTGATTTTTCTATGTCTTTAACCTGCGAAATTGCATCTGTGTTGTATAAATCTACAACTGAATTTTTTTGTATTTTGTTTAGTCTTTCTTGACTTTGTTCTACATTATCTTGTAATCTGTCTTGATTCCCAAACTCAACTTGAAATTCTTGTGATGCGTATTCTTGGATTCCTTCTACAGTTAAATCACCTTCGTACATCATCTCAACTGCTTTTCCAACACCTTTAGTAGTGTCAAGACCTGCTTTGTTAAAAACTTCTTGTCTTTCTTTACTTTCGTATTCTGCGATTTTAGATTCGTAGAGTGAAAGTTTTTCTCTCATCTCTTTCCAATTCTTATCGCCTGTGTCAGAGTTGTTTAGTTCTTCTGTCATTATTCTATTGTCCATTCTTCTACGATATTTTTACAAGAGGTGTAGAGTGACCTCTGTATTTTAGTCTTACACTACTGTTTTTATTTGACAGGTCTTGTCAGTAGGCATCAAGACCGATTACAAAATGAAGGTCAAGTTTAACCCCCAGACCTATCTATAGGGTCAATATTTAGTATAACAGATAATTGTAAAGTGCAAGTTTATACTTCTTCTAATCCTACAACTTCACCTGTTCTTAATGTAGCTGCACCTGCTTGTGCTGAAGATGCTGATGCTATTTGTGCTTGGATTCTACCTATTCTCTGTGCCTCTGATTGTTGCCCTAATTCAGTGGCTTCTACATATCCTGTAGCTGTTACTGCACCTCTACCAAAACTCTCTGCACCTCTTGATAATCCAGGTAATACTGTAGATGCAGTTTGAAATCCTCTTCTAGCTTGTGCTTGTGTCAATCCTTGTTGTTGTAAACCTCTAGCTACTTGTGTAGTTAATGCAGATGTACCTAATGCTGTTTCTGCTTCTGCAATAATCTGACTTTGTCTTATTTGATTTTCTAATACTGATGTACTTAATTTAGGCGATATAAACATACCAAATATAGATTCTTCATTTAAGTCTAAATTAAACTCTCTAAGATATACTTCTTTAACTTGTGGTATATTTTGTACAATATTTTGATAACCTGTTTGTAATCTTTCTGCAAACTCTGCAGGTGATACATCACCAGATATAGCTTCTACAATATCTTCATCAAATACCTGTGGATTTAAATTGTAGTTTCTTAGTTCTAATTGCATAAATTCTTTTGCAACAATGTATTCTTGTTCTGTCATACGAAGTGAATTATCTTCTTTTCTAATGCCAGGGTAAACAGTTTCCATCATTGGGTCTGAACGCATCTGCAGTAAAGCTAACTCACTACTACCAGTATCTATGTAACCTTGTACATATATATCAATTAATCTTTCATCTAAATATGGAAATCTTAATTTAGCTTCTTCTTTAGTTGTAAGACTTGGTGATTCTACTGGTTCATATGGTACATCTACAGTTTGTGGTGTATATACTGCTATGCTTTGTTGTGCAGCATTGAGTCGTTCTTCTAGTAATCTTTCATCTCTTTGTTTATTAAGTCTATCTATTTCTGCTTGTACTGTTGCATCTGTATATGTACCTGCAGCATCTTCTTTTTTCTCATATCTTCCACCAGGTCCTTGTACAATAATGTATTTAGTAACCTCACCACCACCTGTAACAATATTTTGTATTTCACTTGGTGGTTCATAACTATCAACTTTTTCTTTAATTAAATCTGTTTCTATTTCTAATTGGCTTCTTGTATCTAATGGTTCAATTTTTCTAGTTTTTAAAAATATTTCTTCTGACTCACCTCTAGCAATAGCTTCATCTTCGCTACCATATCCTAATATTTGCCACCACTCCATAATTTCTCCTAACTAAATGCTGCCGATAAATCTTGTTTAAAATTACCTGCCATACCACTAAGTATATCTTGTTGTACACCTGGTGTATTCTGGTAATCGTTTCTTACTTGCTTACCTATGATTGTGTAATCACCTTTAAAATCTTTAGCTAAGTTATCCATGTATGATTTAAACTCTTTGTTTGGTGCTTGTTTAGTTATGTTAAATCCATAGTTATACAATGGTGCAGACCAAGTGCTGTGTTTAGAACCAGAGAAATGTGGATATACTTTATCATGTGCAGCTTGTAACTCTGTTCTTATTTTTTCTTCTTGCACATTACTTTCACTAAGTGCATCTAGTCTTAACATACCTGCATACTTTTCTAGTTGTCCTGATTCTATGTAACCATCTAATGCACTTTCACCCATTATGTCAATAATAATATTTTTAGCTGCTAATTCTCCTGTCTTTGTTTCATCAATCATACCTATGTATTTACGATATGATTCAGGTATAGCATCATCACCACCTGACATTTTTCTATAATAAGAATCAGACAACAATGTCATAATTTCAAATGCTTTAGCACTACTCATAGCTTGACCTTCTATCATCTTGCCTGATGTAATATCTAGTGCTAGTTGTGATGATAAAGAATTAAATCCAGAACCAGTTATACCTAAACCATTTAGGTCAACATTAAAGTTTTCTTTGTTCTGTGCTAACTGTGCATCTGCTCTGTCTGGTGCAAGTAATTTAAGTTGTATAAAGTTTCTCTCTTGTTCTGTTGTATTCAAGTAGTAAGGTGTATTTCTTATCTCCTCTTCTGTTACTGGTATTCCTGTAAGTGCAGAAGAAGCATAAAGTTTTACAATATCCTCTTCATATATCCAATTACCTGATATAGCAGCATATGAATCTATAGATTTTTCTAATGCAGTTTCTATCTCTGACCAACTTTTGTCATCTGGGTCTTGTAGCTGTGAATAATTTAATACTGGTACAAACAATCTTTCGTTTGCGTTTTCCCATTCTTCTTTTGTAAATGATTGTATTCCTGCAGGAGGTTGACCATTAGTAAAGTAATTGACAGAGTCTATAAAAACAACAAGCGGTAAACTGTACTCTGGTCCTGCAACATTAAATATTCCATAGTATTCGCCATCTACTTGTATTACTTCATCTGCTTCTATATACTCTGGATTAAAATTACTCATTACTTATTGCTTCCTGTAAATCCTGCATTATATATCATAGCAGGATTTTCTTTAAGTTTTGTAGTATAATCGCTAGTGGTTTGGTCTGTACCAGATTTGTACGCTTCACTAATTAAAAACAATAAACCTTTAGTTAAACCCCATCCTGGTGAATATTTAGATATTTTTTCTTGGTCTAATTCTTTCATAAATTGACTACCAAAATCAAACTCCTCTAATTGTTTTTTACCTGGTGGTGTTTGAAAATAATCATATGCAGACATACCTAATACTTTAACTGGTTTTCCTGTAGCATCTAACTCTGGTTGTCGTAATTGGTTATATACAGCACCACCTTCTCTGTATTTGTAAGCAGATGAATCTGCATATAACGCTGCTTGTGCAACATCAGCTAATGCTACTCCTATTTCGTAAGCTATGTATGTTGGTAATATGTTACCAAACTTTAATCTAGCAAATCCTAGTTTAGATGCTGCATCATCCAAATATGGCACTGCTTTCTCTATAGCTTTTTCTATAGCAACATCTCCTGGTGCTAATACAGGTGCTATTTTACCTAATCCTGCTAATGCAGTTCCACCTAGCACACCAAATCTTGCAATAGTTTTAGCTAATGTATTGTACAGCTTTGGATTTTTAGCTACTGTTTCTTGTGCTAGTTGTGCAGCTAGTTTGCTATCTGTACCACCTTGTTGCATTTTATTTTGTACAGCAGCTTTTACTTCTTTTTCTGTTGGTGCTGTAGAGAACCTGTGATTAGTTAATGATACTTCTAAATTGTTTATCTCTGGTACAAATTGATTTACTACATCACTATCAGATGCTATATATCCTTTAAAGTTTCCTGCATCCCAGTATTGCTGTACATTAGCAAAATTCTCACCTAATATTTTTTCTATCTCTTGTACAGAAACTTGGTTAGCTTCCATATCTAGTAATACATTAAATTTTTTATCTTGTAATTGTTCTGGTGTATAGTATTTAGATTTAAAAGTATTTTTTAATTCTTCATTAGCTTTATATATTGCATCATTGTTAGCAAATTTTTCTTCTATAATTATGATTCCATTTTCATTTAACAAGTTTTCTTTTATAAATTTAATTTGTTCTGCTCTATTTTTATCCATAAATTGAAATGCCATAGACTCATGTACTACATCATATTTATCTAATTCATTAAATACTGCAAATCTTACAGGTTGTATTCCTTTAGCATCAAATATTTTATCCTGGTCATCTAATACATAACTAAATGCTTCATTTCTAAATATTGCATTAGTAACTAACTCACCTTCTTCAAATACATCTCTAGCTTTTTGTAATGGGTCTAACACTTCTACATACAAGTTTGGATTATTCTTTGCTAATGCTTTTGCCCATGTTCCTTCTGTTCCTCCTATATCTAATACTTGGTATCTTCCTTTTAATAAATTGTCAGGCATAGGTTGTTTGTCAAGTAAATTAGATAATGCTAAACCTTTTATTATTTGTGTTTCATAAAATGTAGGTATTGATGTAAAAATGTGTTGATTAAAGTTACCACCTTCTTTAACTAATTTGTTATAGTCATCTTGCCACTTATAAATATCTGGATTGTTTAAATCTATAATTTGTTCATAAGCTGATTTTGGTCTATACCTTTCATCAATGCCTTTTATAACATCATCAAAAAACTCTTGTGATGCTTGACCTGCATCAGCTAAAGGTTTAGTAATGTTATCTATTTCAAATCCATTTTTAGGTAAATCTGATACATTTATTCTGTCAACATCATCTTGTATCAATACCTGCTCTAGCTTTGCACCAGGTTTGTTTGCTGCTTCTGCAAGTACAATTATTTCTTGCTCATTACCAAATGACAATCCTAAAGCATCTAAATCTATCATGTTGTTTTTGTGTATTAAATAAGTTTCTACAGTATCACCTGCACTATATAATTGATTCATTTGATAAGATATAGCTTGTGCTGATGATGGATTTTTAGACATTGATTGCCATGGGTAAAATCTATTTAATTTACCACCACGCCATAACACGAAATAGTCATTAGGGTTATTTTTATATATCTCATTATGTGCATCTATTATTACATTTCTCATGCGTTCTTTTAAGTTAGTGAATTGACCTTGTTCAGTTACTAACTCAACTAATACTTTATTTATTTCTGGTCCTAGTTCAGAGTTACGAGATTGTAGTCTGTCTAAAAAAAATGCTTCATCTCTAAATACACCCATAGGTATAACTTCTGTAATTGGCTTATCACTAAAAATACCAATCTTAACAATATCTGATAGTGCATCTGCTTGAAAATATGGTTTATGTGCGTATGCAGTTGATGGACTGTGACTAGCTAAATATATAAAAAACTTTGTTATATCTTCATCAGATGCTCTGTTTTTTAATATTCTTTCGTATAATTCTTTAGCATCAAAATTTGTAGTTCTATTCCAAATATATTCTTCACCTTCTACTGATAATGTAGTTAAAGAATCTGGATTAAATACTTTATTAGGTTTAATTACATCATCTGCCCATTCATCTATTTCACCTAAACCATAATTAAATCTTGTTTCTAGTAATGGTGCATCATCTACTACATTTGTAGGTGTGTCTGCAAATTGTTGTGTTAATAATTTTTTAAATTCTGGGTCTTGTGCTTGTAAATCTGTTACACCTAATTCTGGTATTGTTAAACCATTAATTTTTCCTGTTCCTTGTGTTCTTTGTTCATATTGTGCTGCTTCAACAAACATCAATATTTCATCTGCTGCTTTTGCCTTGCTCATACCTTCTGGTAAATCGGTTCTATCTAAAGTTTCTTGATATACCTCTATAAAATCTACATGATTAGCTACAGACAATTTTTCTTCATTTATATATTGTTGTGTTAATGGTGTTATTTCTGTTTCATCCATTTCAAATAATTGAGCTGCTGCTCTCATGTCATCAAGAATGGCATCTATAAATTCATCAGAACCCCAAACTAATCTACCTTCATCTACTACATTTGTAGGTGTGTCTATAAAGTTTTTAATTAAATCTTGTATTTCTTTTTGTTGTAATTCTGCTGTAGTAATTCCATAAGCTCTTTTACCTATAGGTTCACCTTCTACATTAAAGTTTTGAAACTCTTGTGTTTGGTATCTTGGAGATACTTCTTCCTGTTTAAATGCAATAGATGTTATCAATTCCCCTAATTTTTCTTCACCACCAACAAGTTCTTGTAATTCTTCTAGTAATTCTAATTCTTCTAATTCTCTAATTAAACTGCCATGTTCTGGTGCAAAACCATATTTAGATGTATCTGTTGGGTCAGCATCTATACCAGTAGCTTTAATACCTTGTTCAAGAATTTCATTTATTCTTTTTAAAATATCTTCTGCCATATTATGGCTCTAGTAAGTCTAAGACCTCTTCAATATTTACTGGTCTGCCTGATGGGAATTGTATTTGTTCATCTACTTTTCTAGCTTTAAATGTAGATGGGTCAGGTTTTTTAAAACTTGTAACAGTATCAAAATATTTTAAAAATGTTTCTTTTTTTGTTGGTTTATAATCGCCATTTATTTGTACACGACTTGGAAGATTACCTCTAGCTATATCTGTTTTTATCATAGCTTCATCAAATGGCACTTCTTTTGCTACTGCAGGACCTACTTGACTTTCATATTGTTGTTGTTCTCCTGGTGTAGCTTCTAACACCCTTTCCTCTTCCACATCATCTGTTGGAGGAACTGTAGTGGTAGTAGTAGTTGGAGGAACTGTTGTAGTTGTAGTAGTTGTTGGTCCAGATTCATAATATGAGTTTACATCATTATCAATAACATCTCTAAACTTTTGTGCTTCTGCTGCATCTTTTTCACTAAATTTTGTAAAGTCAGTATTGTTAACATCAAATTTCTTAGGTGTAAGTTCATACAATTTTGGTAATGCTGTTTCAAATGTATCATTAGTTTCTATTTCTTTTTGATGAAACATGTGCCTAACTAATTTTGCATGAAATTCTAAATCAGCATTTTTAATATAATCTATTGCATACTCTTCTTGTTCTGGTGTAAAATCTCTAACATCTTCTTCATCTTTTTGTTGTATAGATGTTTCCCATTGTCTTAACTGTTGTTCTGTAGCACCTGGTATTTCACCACCTGTTTCATTTATTGCCATCCATATAGCAGATTCCATAGTTTTAACATTTGCTTGTCCGAGTCCATATGATGGAGATTCACTGTCTTTAGCAGATAGAACAAATGGTTTACCCCCTACTCTTGACTCATAACCAAGTATTGGTACAAGTATTTTTATTTGTTCTTCTGTAAAATCTTCTGCAGCTAACGCTTCTATAACATCTTGTGAACTATAATCTTTTTCTGCCATTATCCTAATCCTGTTCTTGTAGTTGTAAGAAAGTTTTGCTTAAACAACAAAGCATTGTTTCTATCAAACTCTCTATCCTTTGCACCTTGTATTCTAGTAGCATCTCTAGCTTCTACCATCTCTAATAACCTAGCATCTACATCTATTGCTTCTGGTATATCTTTAGCAGCAGCTAGTTCTTCTGGGTCAGGTATAATGTATATTCCTGTAGATGTTTCTAACACTCTGCCATCATTTAATGCTTTTTGATATTCTATACCTTCAGGTGTTTCACCACTTGGTGGTGATGACATAAACTTAGTTGTACCAAGTAATAAATCTTGTAGTCCTACAGCTTTACTTTCTATTTCATCTTGTCTTGCTGCAGCTTGTGTAGATAGTTCTATAAACGCATCACCAATATCTTTGTAGTCTTTTGCTGTGGCTTTAAGTCCTAATCCTGCATATATCTCATCAACTTTAGATTTAGCTTGTGTGCCTGTGACCTTTGGTCTGTTAACTGTTGAATAACCTACAGCAGTAAGTATCTCTGATAACTGTGTTCCGCCATCATTTTGTAGTTTAAATTCTTGTAATGCACTACGCCACTGGTTAGCTGTGCTTAAACCATTTTGCATATCTGTCATCCAACTTTCACCATCATTAGCATACGCTAATACATTGTCCATATACTTAGCTAAACCTTTATCCCATACACCAAGTTTTTCTGGTGCAGGTCCACCTGCTGCTGCTATTAATTGTTGTATTTCAAATATGTCATCTCTTTCCCAAAATAAATTCCATCCATCATTTTGTAAAAATGGTGCTTCTATTGGATTTCCATTAACTAATCTAACTTCTCCATCTTTTGTTACATATTGACCTTCGCTGTTGTAGTAATTACCACCTAGTGTAAGTACACGACTTAGTCCTGCTAATCCTGTTTCATCATCATAAGCATATGTTTGTTCTACTTGTGGTCCAAAAAATGCTACAGCTTCTTCACTTAATGTAGTTTGTATTTGGTCAGAAAAATTAATATCACTTGTTTGTGTAAGATTTGTAGATTCTTTTACTTTACCTGTAATATCTCCTACATCAGTTCCTACAGTTCCATAAAATTTTATTAACTCATTATTGTATTCAACACCTTCTGAACCAATATTATTTTTTAAATCATTTTGTAAATTAACTAACTGTATTTTTATTTCGTTTAAATCTGCAGTTTCTTTGTTTAGATTTTTAAAATATACTACTGATGGTAAACCTTGTACTCCTGGTATATTAAATAAATCTCTAATTGAAAATGCACCTTCTTGGTAATCTTGGAAAGCATCAATACCAAATAATTCTCTACCTACTGGTGTTGCATATGGAATAAAATTATTTTCTAATAGTGCAGTTATAAATCCTGCTTTGTTATCTTCATATCCTCTGTAATCTACTGCAAATGACATTAATTAATCCTCGTATCTTGTATTGTCAACCTCATAAAACAGAATACCATAAAATATTTGGTTAAAGAATGTATCTGGATATTCTTCAATAAGTTCTCTACCATATTCTGCCAATCTATCACGCACATATGCACTTCTTTCTTTCTCACTGCGTAATGGGTCTATTGTAGGTGGATTTGCTTTACTAAATCTACCACCTTCAAACTCACCACCATTTGTTAATACATTAATAGCTTCTTCTCTTTTTTCTAAATATTTTTGTAGAGGTGTAAATTCTGGAGAACTAGATAATATATCATTATCTTTCCAGGTTTGTAGTTCCATAATATCTAATGATGGGTCAGACTTTATTTCACCTATACCAAGTGATGAGAATCCTTTAATACCATATGCTTCTTCTAGTTCTCTTCTTTTAAGTGCATAATTACCATTAATCCATTTGTTAGATTTCTTTTGTTCTTTAGCAATTATTTGCAAATCTTCTTTAACTATTTGCAATTCTCTTTCTAACAATGTTTGTCTAACTAACAAATCCCATTCTTTTTCTGTGTAATAATCTCTAAGTGCATTAAAGTCACCTGACCATACCCAATCATCATCAACTGAATCTGGTCGTATGTAGTATGCAGTTCTTGGATGTGTATCATACAATGCTCTGTTTTCTCTCTTTGACCAAAACTGTACAGCAGATTCTGTGTATGGTGTTCTAACAGAAGGTTTATTTTTAGTTTGTATAAGTGGTATTGGATTGATACCAAATCTATCTATAAACTCTGACTGTGTTGTAGTGTAATCATAATCATTTACTTCTAACATTCTTCTGTATTCATCTGTAAGTGCTTGTACAAACCACCATTGACCATCTTTATCTTTTACTTCTAATCTTGGTTGTAATCCTGTAGGTAATGATGCTTGTACAAGTCCTCTAACTAACCATTGGTTATTTGCTGCATCTCTGTATTTTTCTAAAGTATCACCTTGATTACCTGTGTCTGTAGGGTCTATTAAACCTTTAGCATACATAACAGCAAGTGTATCAATAACAGAACTTGCATATCTTTTATCCAGTGTTTCTTCAGAGTTATTACTAAAATATTCTGCAGTTAAAAACTTTTCAGCGTATGATGGCACAACCTCTGTAACTAATGAGTACAAATCTGTATTAGTTCTAAAATCTCCAAGTATAGATTTAGTTATAAATGTAGGTAATGTAGTAACAATATTTTCAAAAAACTCTAATCCCCATACTTCTCTAGGTCCTACACCTGGTAAGAAACCATTAGCTGTTACCAAGTTAAGTGCAGATAAGAAACCTGCAGGTCTTACACGCACACCTTGTTGTCGTAAATCTTCTCCAAAAAAGTTTTTCTGTATAACACCGAATGGGTCAGGATAGCTAAACATACGCTTACCTGTGACTGGGTCTTTAAAAAAGAATCCCATTTCTGCATCCCATGGTTTACCTTCATCACCTGCATCAAATGCTATTCTTGCTCTGTTAAATTTCTGTGGTCCTGTACCAAATAATCCACCCCAAGTCTTATAAACCTCTGCACCAATCTCTGGGAATGGTACATATGAAGCTAAAGCATCACTAAATTGATGTCTTGACTTAGTGCTATACAATAAATCAACTACAGATGCACCTGCTTTTTTAGATAGTATTGCCATAAGTTGTTCCATAGTTGTTATCTCATTAGCAAAACCTATCTCTTTGTAGGTAGTTATTTCATCTACAATCTCTCCTAGTATTTTTTCACCAAACTTACTACCACGAAGTGATGATTCTGCACCTTTTAAGAAATCTTTTGCTAAGTCCTCTGTCATTAACTTAATACCATCTAATCCATGTTCGTATATACTCCATCTGTACAATGGGTCACGATTAGCTATATCTGATGGTCCAGTAAGAAATGTAGAATATAAAAACTCTAGTCCTCTATCTAACTTTGCAACAGCAGCATCTAAATCACCCTTACTTCTATATTTATTATTCAAACCTACATACGCACCATTAACATTATTTGGTAACACATCAATATCTTTTCTAAACAATTTCCACACATCTTTGTAATATTTAGATATTTGTCCTTGTATTGTTCTCATACCTTTACCTTGTGTAGCAAGTGTCCAACTTTCTAACCAGTCTGTGCCATCTACAAATCCACCATTTTTAAGGAAGTTAAGTGCTGCACTTGATGCACCTTCAAAACCATATTCGTATAATGGATAGACCATAGTTCCATTTTGAAATCTAATTGATGTTGCCCAATCTTCTGTTTTTGGTAAACCTGTTAATGGGTCTTTAATTTGATATTGTCCACCAATGTGTCTTGATATTCTGTAACCTAATGCTTCTAAATTATTTCTTAATGCAACTGGATTATCTAATTGTTCTTTAGCTTGTCTGCCTCTTAGGTCTGCTTGTTTTACAAGTTGTTGCATAACTTGTTTACCATCATATGATGTAGTAAGCCAGTTCATTGTGCTATCTATACCATCATTTACTAATCTCTGTGTAATTGGATTTTTAGATAATAGTATTAATTGATGAATCCAGTTTCTAATGTAATCATCTTCTATTTTACCATTTACAATTTTGTCGTAATCTACAAATACACCATCCATAGGATTAACTTTTACTGGTTCAAAAAATTCATTTAATGCTTTTCTTGACATAGATTGTAAATAAGACTCTGTCAATGGTAACCAACTACCATCTGGTGCTACATTAGCAATACCTCTTTTTTTTCTTTTAACAACTCTTGCAACATCAAAGTTTGTATCATACAGTGCTTCCATAACTGCTTTACGAACTACTAAATCATTTGTAGAAGCATCTCTTAATCTTTCCATATCTGGTGCGTTTTTATTTACAAACCACAACAAGTTATCATCTACATCTATAGCTTTTTTCCAATATTTAAGATTGTCAGAATTTAATAAATTAGTTTTTAATATTTCATTTATTGTGTCATCTGGTAACCAAGCACTTAACTGCTTACCTTTTATACCTAACATAGACATAGCTACTAATGCTTTTTCTATATTTTTAGGTGTTACTTCTTTGAGTGGTGGTATTACTACTGATACATCTAAATGTAATGTGTCATCAGTTTTATTAACCCACCAACCTAATACATGATTTTCTTTGCGTAAATATTTTTCACGCATAGCAGCTTGGTCACCGCTTTTTATAAAGTTATCAAGTATTGGTTCTAGTAAGTCACTTAATGATGTATCTGCACTAACACCTAATTTTTCTGCTATCTCTGACCTTTTTACTACTATACCTAAATTATGATATGGACTGACTGTTCCAAATGATGCAGGATTTACTATACCTGTTTGTAAATTAAAAGAACCACCATCTGGGTTATCTAATATAGTATCTGCAATAGATTTTTTATCTGATGTTACTTCTCTTAGTTGTCCTTTAAATACTCTTAGTTGTTTTACTTCTTCTATTCCTAATTCTCTAAATATAAAATCTCTACCATCATTACCACCTAATACCCAAGATACAAAGTCATCAGATGCCATACCATATTCGTTCATACCTATCTTCATATGTTTAAGTAGTCGTTCTACTTGTGGATATTCTATAGATGCAGCTTTTACAAACTCTGGACCTAGTATTTCTTTTATTAATTCACTTTCTCTTTTTTTAATTCTTGTTCCCCACAACACATCACCATAAGCATTCTGCATTTCTAATGTTTGACCACCTGCTAATTTAACTGCGTAATACTGTAATGGATGATTGAGTCCTATTCTTGAACCACTAAATATAATTCTTAATGCTTCTTCTGGTGTAACCCTAGTAGATAATGCAGGTCGTAACATCCATGATGGTTTTAATACTCTTTGTAGCAAATAATCTTGATACAACATACCAAGTGTTGTTTGACCACCTGCTGTAGTTCTACCTGTTCTTGGGTCTGTCTTTAATTTTTTAGAACCTAATCTTTTTAACAATCGTTCTGTAATTTTGTCTGTAGGTTCATCTATGTATTTTCTTAAATTAGAGTTTTTCTTACCTACTATTTGTCGCCATATAGGAAAAAATCTTTCTAGTTCTACATAGTCAATTAATGGTATGTAATTATCTACATACTCTGAAATCATTTGTGCAGTAGGTAATGCTTCAAAAACTACTTCTTCTTTACCACGCTTACCTGTTGTTTTTGTAACCTTTTTAAATTTAACTCCTGGATATGCTAATTGGTCTGGTGAACCTTCTACAGTCATATACCTTTTAAGGTCTGACTCATTAGCTAAGAAGTCCATTGTTTCTGCTATCTCATCTCTAAAATCTTCTAAGTCAGGATTTCTTTTTACTATTTCTTCTTTAATGTCTGCATATACTTCACGAACAGTTTGTAACATATCAGTGTTGTTGTCAGAATCTAATATTTGGTCTAAATATTTATTTCTAAGTTCTCTACTGAATCTTGCAGCTTTCATAATGCCATCAAGATTTCTTGCACTTTCTCCTACATTTTTAGATGACATAACTCTGCCTGGTGCTAAATCAAAAAACCTACGCATTCTATGTGGCATAGACAATCGTAAATCTCCACCAACACCAATAATGCCTGTAAACAAATTATCTGTAGCATTAGGATTAAATGCAGCTCTTGTCTTATTAGCTTGTTTTAACAAACTTCTTAATGCACCTACATCTGTATCTTTACCTAAATATTTTTTAGCAATTAAATTAGATGCTTCACCAAGTAAATTTGGTTGTATAGGAATGCGTAATTGATTACTTTCTGTTATAGCTCTTACTATGTCATCATTGATTCCATACTTAAATGCCATAACTTTATCTACACCTGACAAATTACCATTTTGCATAAGTGATGTAAGTAATGTTTTCATAAAGTTTTTATCATCAACAACAGTAAGTAATTGCAATAATTCTACAGGTGCTTTGTTAAGACCTGGCATATCCATTAATGTTGATAAATCTTTATTTGCTACAAAAGCATCAAGTAACTTATCTCCTCTTTTGCTGTCTAATATTTGTGTAGCAGTCCTACCAAACATAAGTTTTCTAGCTTCTTTTCTTGTAATTTCTCTTGTTACACCTGGTGACACTTCTATAGTTCCACCTTTTATTGTTTTAACAAACTGATTTATAAGTGGTATATTTTTAACATCATCACCAACCTTTACAGTTTTAAATGCTTGTTGCATACCTTCATCTACTAAACTTCTTAATCCTAGTTTTGCACCAGACAAATAACCTAATGCAAAGTTTGTAGGGTCACCAAAAACTCTAAATGCACCATCAATAACTGTAGAACCTAACGCATAACCTAAATCATCTTTAGTAAAAAACTGTCCTGCAACAATACGACCTGGTGATATATTTACTTGTCCTGCTTTTCTAGTTTCTGTTTTAAATTGATTTTCTAGTTCTTCGTATCTTTCTGTAATTGGTACACCATAAATTTCCTCTGCTTCTCTTATAGAATCTGTTTCAGACAAACCTGACCTACGAGCATCTTTAAATCCCTGTGTTTCTTTTAATGGTGTAGATGCAGGAAAAAACCCTTTACCTAAGTTAAGTGGTTTACCTTGTCGTATTTGGTCGTAAGCTAAATTAAACTCTGTTGGACCATAAGCATCTTTTGTATCTTTATATACATCTGCAAACTCTTTACCTAACAATGCAGTTCTAACTCTGTCTGCAGCTTTGTCACCATCTACTCCTGGTAACCAACTAGCAACTCCTGTTAATCCACCTAAAAATGTATTAGCAGCAACTGCTTGTGCTTTGTTTATTCCTGACTCTTGTGCAGCAACAATAGATGATTTAAAGTTTCTTGATAAAGGTTGGAAACCTAAATCTAACATTAGCAAACCTAATTGTGATGCTCTTCTTGCTTTAGATACTTTATTTATGTTTTGCTGATTTTGTTTTATAGCAACATTGTTTTGTCGTTCTGATAATTGTAAAGCTAAATCAGAATCGTGTTCTAATCCTAGTAATGCACCATACATAACTAATTTTTTATCCATACTTGGATATGCTCTTGCAATATTAGCTGCACTCTCTGCAACCTCTGGTGTCATTGTATTTCTAAAAAACTTTATTTCTTGTAAATTAGCTTTAGTGTTTTTTGCTAAATAGTTATCTAGCTCTGGTGGACCAAATAGTATTTGTCTGTAATCTCTCATTAAATACCAAAATAATCCTGTGGGTCTTTGCCCAATGCAGGTTCTGGTATTATATCCTCATTAAGCAACTCATCAAATATTGGGTCTTGTGTCATTTCTTTAGCTACTAATAAAAAGTTTTGTAATGTGTTTGTAGGTGCAATTCTTGGACCATTACTACCTGGACCTATTGGAATACCTGCAGTGTTTGGTTCAAACTGTCTATTTGTAGGTGCAGCAATATTTACAGGACTAGGTAAAGCACCAACATTAGGCATACCGCCAGTAAGTGCAGATTCTTGGTCTATAACATCTATAGCTTCTGTTTGTGCTTCTAATGCAGCAGTTTGCCCTGTTGGGTCGCCTTCCATTCTTGGAGGTGCTACTACATCATAATATGCACCATCTACTTTAATATCTGTAGCTTGTTTTAATTTACTTGGTTTTCTTCCTCTAACCATTATCTTCTGGTCCTTCCAATTCAAACCCTAAACTTATATTAATCCATACACCAGGTATAGGTGTAGGTACAATCATATTCCCTATAGGAACATCACCTAATGACAATATATCTCTGTAAATTATTGGTTCATCATATTCTACTTTTCCCCAATCTTCTTGATTTATTATGTCAAAAAATTTAGCGTTAATTTCACTTTCAGGCATTATACACCTTCTGGTTGTGGTGCAGGTTGTTGACCTAAAGCACCTAATACTTGTTCTATACCTACTGGTGAAGCACCTAATCCTAATCCCTGTTGTTGCTGTTGTTGTCCTAACAACGCTAATTCTTCTGGTGATGGTTCATCACCTTCTGCTGTGTAAAATTTATCTAATATCTCTGACATTTTTTGTGGATTTTTTCTTATTTCTATAGCTGACATTAATGCTCTTTGGTCACCTTGTGCAGCTTGTGACATAAGTGTTTCAAACAATACTGTTTCTGCTTTTTCTGCATTTATGCGTTGTTGTATTTTAGTAATGTTATCTAATCCATCCATATTTTCTTGTAATGTCTGTGTATCAATTATGCCCTGTTGTTTTAATTGCAACCCTGTAATAATTTTTTGTGGCTCATCAAAACCTGCCATAACACCATAGACTCTTCTTGTTTCATACAATTCTGATATGTCAGACTTAGGTGTGTATGATTCTTTGTATGCTGTTCCTTTATGTACACCTGCAATAGGTTTTCTTACATTAGGAAACATTATTTCATCATATTCTAATCTTTTAGCATCTATTTCTTGTAATGCCTCTTTCAATACTGTTTGATATTCTCTTACATGAAGTGATGCAGATTGTCCTAGTTCTTCTAATCCTCTACCTGTAACAAACGCATTAGGAGATTGTCCATCATCAGATACTGGATAAGCAGCACCAAGTCGCAAGTGTCGTTCAAGTCTATCTACTTGTTGAAATAATTGGTAAGGTAGATTGTTGACTGGCTTAGACACTTGCGAACCAGGTGTTAAATAGTTAACAGCAAATCTGCCTTTTCTATATTTTCCTGATTCAATCTCACCAACTATATTTGTTTCTGTAAATACTGCATCTTCCATAGCAATAGTTCCAAGTATGTTTATCTTTGCCATGTTTGCCATTAAACCTGTAATGTGTTGAAACTGTGATTGCATTTGGTCAAACGCATATCGTTTAGCTACAACAAAACATGGACCTGATTTTAAGACATTAGGCATAAAGTCAATAATCTTTTTATTTTCTGGTAAATAAATGTATGTGCCTTCTTTATCTTTGTACTCTACTAATACTTTGCCATGACCTGTAGAGTTTGCCCAACTACCTGCTCTATCTGTGCTATCTAGTAAAGCAGAGTATGGGTTTTGAAATCCATCATTATCTTCAGATGCGTAGATATATGCTTTTGCTTCTGGATATTGTTCTGCTAATACTGTGTGTGGAACTCTACGAATTATTGCTAACTCATCAGGTTGTTGGTCATTACCAAAAGTTCCTGGATAACAAGTAAATGGGTCTTGCAACTCTGCATATGGATATGGATTACCATCTTTATCTCTTCTATGTCCTATAGTCCAAACTACAAAACCATATCCTGGTAACCATCTTGCAGCTTGTGGTAATTGCATATGTAGCTTTTGATATTTGTCATATGCCATAACAATGCGTTCTAGTTTTTCAGATTTTTTTCTAGCTCTTTCGCTATCTTTGTCGTTTATAATATCAACTTTTAAATCTGGACTTCTACCAAGTTTTTGTGCAAATCTTTCTAGTGCGGTTAAAAATAAATTAGGTGCAGGTAGTTCGTGATACTCAACATTAATACTGTTACCTAGCAACGCTTTTACTGCTGCTTCTCCACCATTCATAATGTCACGAATCCTAGACCTATCAACTAATTGTTCTTGATTGATAACTCTAAGGTAATCTATTCTATCGTATAATTTGTCGCTATCTAAAGGCATTTATCTCCAATTATCTACATCCATACTACTAGGTTCGTACCCTGTAAAGCTAGGATTATAATCATATCCTAACTCTGCAAAGCGTTCCTTCTGCATTCTTCTTATGGCTCTCATTGGAAACCAACTAGCCATAACTATGTCAGTCTTTGTACCTACGCTTTTGCTTTTGTTCTTTGCAGAACTAAAATACACTAACTGACTTGTATATAAGTTTACCTTCTCTTGTGCTTCAAAGCTAAGATATGGCAAAGAAATATTTTGTTCTTGAAACATAGGTCGCATAGCTGTAACTCCATACATAGGGTCAAACTTATTCTTGTATGTTTCGTGTCCTTCTAAAAATATACCATGTCGTGATGCAAAATCTCTAATTGATTTATCTTGTCGTATAGCTTTTTGAAAACCATTTTCTTCTATTACCCAGTGTGATAAATTATATTGTCCATACCAATCTTTAATTATTTCTAATGCTTGTGGTATGCCTCCACCTAAATTGTTATTCATATTTACCATATGTAATTTATTTGTAACAGCATCATACGCCCACAAAAATGCAGCTTGATAACCTGTAGATGCAGGGTCTAGTCCTGCTATTAATCTTGTGCCTTGTGGTATGTGTCCTATATCTCTTTTCTGGTCACGACACTCTTCTATCTCTACTCTGTCAAACAAAGCAAGTCCATCTGGCATGGCAACATTAAGATATACCATTTCGTATATAGCTCTACCACCTGTAGTTTCTGCTGCTCTCTTCCTGTCCATTAACCATTTGTATGTACGCTTACCACGCCATAGCATACAATCTAAATGTTCTTCTTCATTCCAGTCTGGTAATGTACAAGCTGTATCATGTGCTTCTTCTACAATAGTTTTCCAAGATTGATTTTCTAAAAGATGTGAATACAAATCATCATAATGTTGTCTTGAACCAATAACTACCATAGCAGTATGTTCCTCTTTACGACTTGATAATGTTGTTGTCCACCAACTTCTTGTGTTTTCTCTTGATGCAGGTTGCATTGTAGATGTGTGGTCTTCAATGTCATCAGCAATAATTATGTCGCAGTCACGAGATAATATCTTACCGCCACGACCAATGCCTACCATTGTAGGTGACTTAATACCTGTTACAGTTCTAGTACCTACAGTAAAACCATTTTGTGACCAAGACTTACCTGTTCTTGTGTTAGGTTTAAATTTTGGTCCAGGTCCACATATCTCTTCTATTAATAATTCATTACTTTCTAACTGGTCAAGTACAGAACCTATAGCGTTCTTTGCAATCTCTTCGTTACCACCTACCCATAAAATACGAATGTTAGGACTTGTACAAATCATCCACACACAAAAATGTATTAACAAATCTGTTTTACCATGTCGTGGTGGTGATAATATCATTTGTTGTTCACCATGTTCTATAGCTTCTAATATGGAGTTAATCCATTTTATGTGAAACTCTGGCGTTTCGTATGGCTCACCTTTTTCTGTTTGAAAATATCTATCTCTAAAATCTCTAAAGTCTTGTAATGATTTTTCTGCTACTTGTGGTATTGCCCAGTTGTCTTGTGCTAATTCATTTTCTTTATCTTCTATGTATGCGTTGTATGCCATAGATACTGCAGCAACAGAGGTATTTAATATTTTTGCTACATCAGCTAATGTGTTTTTACCTTTTAATATTTCTTCTGCTAATCCTGAATCAACAATATCGCTATATACTTGACCACGCCTTGATTGTAAATTTTTCTTTTGACTAGGTATAACTAAAGTGTCATCTTCTTGTGTCCACTCTATGCCTTTTTTCTTTGCCCTTTTTTTCTGCATAGTAATTCTGTTATAACATCTATCACTACAATATTTAGTTCTACCTTTAGGCAAAGGTCTGTGACATCCTCCTGCGTAACAAAATTTATTTGCCATAATTCCTACACTTTTTATTTTTGCACTTTAATTTTAATTTGACCACCTGCAAATATTCCTGACAAGCAGGACAGGTTATCTTCAATTATTTCTTTGGTTTCCAACCACGCTTCATTTCAGCGTATGCTTTTTTAGATATAGTAGATTTTTTCTTAGACCTAGAAGTACCTGCTTGTTGCCTTCTATGTATATTTCCTACTAAACTATTTTTACCTGAACCATGTGGCATATTATCTCCTTACTACCATGCTTTACAACTCCAATACCTAGGTGTTGTTTTATCTGTTGCAGTATCGCATTTATGTCTAGCACGAAACGATTTTCTTGCAGCAGCATCACCTTTACGTATTTTCATATTTGGGTCACCAAACATTACTTTTTTTACTTTGTCGCCATCTTTAACATAGACAACAGATTTTTTACGACCATATCCAGGTTCACCTTTTTTAATTGCACGTGGTGAATTAAGACTTACAGATTTACCTTGATACTCTGCCATAATTATCTCTTAGTAATTCTTTTTGAAGAATATCTTTTTTTCTTCCCTTTTTTGCCCATTGGCATTTTTATCTCCTGTTGTTGCTTATTGGTACTATACCACAAAACCTCACCGAAGTGAGGTTCTGCACGTACAGTATGTCCAGTACTGTTCTGAGTATTATAGGCAGTTGTGTCCTTAGTTAAAGGTCCTCGCACCTACGCTACTCTATGAAAGAAAAAGAAACAAACTTAATCAAACACACAATCACAAATGTCATATGATGAAAAGCCTTTTCTTTTCTCTAGGTATCTCTACCTAAGCACAAGACTTTCTTGTGCTTATTTCATTATAGCTACCCCCCCAATAAGTGTGTAAAAAAAATTTTTTTTGTAATTAAGGGTTGGTTCTAATACGACAACCCTCTATTGCTAGAGGGCTATACTGTCGTATCAATCAGAAAGGAGGGCTATTATGAATAAAGAATCACTCATGAAACCCAATAACATAATATCACAATATTGTTATTTTGTGAAACTTGTAAATAAATAATTAATGTGATACAGTTAACAAACAATCAGAGGATTCTTCCTGCTTTTAGAAAAGGATTCTTGATAAAACTTCATACAAAGTGGACTAGCAGGACCATTCTAACTAGGGTCAAAGCCTATTACTTCATAATATTTAAATAAGTCATAAACAGATTTGTTATCGGTTGGGAGGGATGACACAGGGTTAGCTGTATTCTCTATGTTTACTTTACTTGACTACAACAGACTTAAAGATATTACTTATTTTATTGTTTTAGGTACACCACAATATGTAGTACCACTAGATATAGTACCTAGTTAACAGCATATTTTTAGAGGGTATACATATAAATAAAGCCGCCCGCACATTTAACCCCCCTATGTGAAAGCCCACAACAAACCTGCCTGTGCGACAGATAGAGATAACGCATAATAGTAGACATACAACATATAGTGTATACATTATGTAGTAGTACTAGATGTAGTGTACCCATTTTGATTAAATACTAGGGATAGTTAGTTAACTTACATCATTGAAGGATATGCAACAATAAAACTGTGAAGGATTACCAACAACAAAAAGAAAAGCACCTGCGATTAAACAAGTGCTTTCCTTCATTGGTTAGTTAGATGATTACATATTAGTGTTATCATTTACAATTATTTTACAATCGTAAATATTAAAATTATTAATAAATATTTCATTATCAATACTTTCTTTAAATAGTTTTAAAGCATCTTTTTTTGTATAATCCATATATTTTTTATTAAAATATAAATTACCTATAAAAGAACTTAAAACATAATATCCATAAATATTTTTATTAATATCTATCTCTATTGTTTCATTAGCCATTTCTAACCAACCTTTCTAATTGTTAAATACATACAACAATAATAACAGTTAAATAGATATATGTAAACATTTAATGACATAAAAAAATATATATGATATGATGTGCAAGACAACAGAAAGGAAACTATGAAAAACATTGTATCTAAAAATAAAAAACCTAAATATATAGGTAAAAACCACCCAATATGTGCTAATTGTGGGCATTGTTTTCCCTCTAATATACATGGAGTTGCAACGCCACATAGTCAAAGCACAGAATTTAAGGAAAGACACGAAGTTAATGGTTGTACCTTATGTGGTGCAGGTATGTTAGGTCGTGGTGTTCGCTTAATATATATTGAGGGTGAACCATGTGATGATTGTGGGGTAGAAAATGATTATAACTACTTTCACATAGATGATGTTGTATGGTGTTAAAAAAAGAAAGGAAATTATGCAAGACATAGAAAAAATACAAGACCAAATACAAATGCTAAAGATTACTCAAATGACAATCGTAGAACATTTAAGTAAAGATGATAGCTTTATGAAATTACTCATAGCGGGTTATTTAGCTAACGATAAGTTAAGAAACTCTTTTACAAAATACATCAACGATAAAGGTGATGATGATATGAAAGTATTTATGCAGGGTATGAACGAAACTGCACTAGAGATAAAAGAGGAATATAGAAAGCAACAAGATGAGCAAGATTGAATTATCCTTTTGGTTATCTATTCCAATTTATTTAGTTGGTGCATTAACTATTAGTAATTGGTTAGCAAGTAAAGTAAATCTTTATTACAGGATTTACCAAGAAAAAAAAATTAGAGAAAAAGACAACATATAATTACAGATATGATAATGTTAAATGAGAAAGGAACAATAATGGTTGGTGGTTCATTACCACCTAGACACGAAACAACTACTTGCAGACCACGTTAATTGTTTCTTTCAAGCTATCTATGTTCCACAAATGGAATGAAAGCAAATGGTTGGATAAGTAGGTAGCTTGTAGCACATAGGAAACTAACAGTTCATTAACTATAGGTTAAAAGCCTAGATTAATGTAGGTTGTAACTTCCTTGAAATAAAGAGAATAAAACTCTGTCTGTGTGTTACGAGCTATCTATGTAAAACGAGTGAGTAAAGAAAGAGAAATTCACGCAAGTGATGTTCCTGCTAGAAAACTCGTAGTAGGTAGCTTGTAAGTTTAAGTCAGGAACGCTTAGGCGGAAAAGTGATATAAACAAAGTTAATAACTAATTCCTGTTTCACTCGCTTACAGTAGGTAGCTTGTAGCACATAAGATAGAACTACGAGTACTTCCTGCTTAGTTGCAACTAAGTAGATAGGTATGCCGAGTACAAAGTATCTCAGACTTGTGTGTTACAAGCTATCTATAAGTAGGTAGCAAGAAAGTATCTAGTGAGTAGGATTTCATTTTCCAAGCCCTGTTTAGTGATTCACCGAAAGCTAGATACTTTTTTTTGTACACATATATTAACAATATGCTACAATACATATTGACAGAAAGGAAACTATGCAAGACAACGATTGGTATATTGACCAAAGTAATTTTGACTTGACCAACGAGGACATCATTATACGTGATGAGAAGTTAGAGTTTGGTAAGCCAATAACATCAAAGAGTTATACAAATACCTCTTTCTTTGGTATCAATAGAACAGTTAACGAGAACGCTATCTGCACATTGATAGGCGATAGTGTGATTGACAACTCTGCATATACAGGAACAGGCAAAGGCACAGTAGATTATCTAAGAGCTAAGTCAAGAGTTAGCCAAGATATTTATAACGACCAAGCTGTTGATGGATATGTAGTAAGCGATTGTATCAGTTCAGCAAATAAAGTTCGTGGTGATTACGTTGTAATTAGTGCAGGTGGTAATGACTTGTTAGCAAAACTGCAACTATTAAAAAGCAACAAAGACAGCAACGAAATTATGGGCATTATGAACCAAGAGTTAGACAAGTTATCTAGTGCATACGAAACATTACTTAGCGAACTATCACAAAAAGGTAGAACGTTTGTGTTTCTTACATGTTACACAGGTAATCTAGCTTTCAATCCAACACGTTTCAACAACGTAGATAACATAGCTTTGTCTATCGTATCTATGTGGAACGACAGATTGTACAGCTTAGCTAACAAATACAATCGTAGAAATAACAATCAAACTTATGATGTCATAGACACAAGAAACTTCATGACAGTAGATTGTTATTACAACGAGATAGAACCAAACGAGAAAGGTTCTAAACGTATAGCAAACAACATACATAAGTATCTACAAGAGAAAGGTGTATTCTAATGGGCGATACACCTTTACTCTTAGCTATACACGAGTTAAACCAATGGTTAGATGAACTAAAAGAACTTAAATCAAATCTATTTGAGCGTGATGAAAGCGATATGTTAGACAGAGAGATAGAAGTTCTTAATGGTTCAATTATGATATGCAGAAAGCATACTAACCATGACAAGCCAACAGAAAGCGAGGTGCAGTAATGGACTTTAAATACTTTAGAGAACAACCTGTTCCACAATTAAAGCAAAGACAAAGGGTAGAGTGGATATTAAAAACTGCTAGAGATAGTAGCGAACCATTGGTATCAAGCCACACGTTTGTATATGAGTTTGGAATACCACGTATATCTGCACACATCTTTAACATGCGAGAGGATTTGTGGGAAATAGAAACAATTAAGAAAGGTGGTAAGCATTACTATAAATTGTTAATGACACCACAAGAAATATTAGAACAAGCAAAAACAGAAAGGTTATTCTAATGTTAGACAGCGAAAAACTAGATGAAGTATGTAGAAATATGTTTGGTCATAGTGATTGGGAGTTTGTAAATCCTAAAATGCTACGCAGACATGATGATGAAAATTACACAGTAGTTTTGTTTCATCACGAAGAAACACGAGAAGAAGAATTAGAATATGAGGAAAAGATAAATGAGTAAGGATAGTAAAAAAACAGTAGCTAGTGTTGAAAATGATTATGGATATAAAGGATTAATAAATATTTTTAACAAAAAAGATATTGACCATAAAGATTGGATAGTCAAAAAATTAGACAAAGAGCGTGGTGGTATAACTTTTATGACACCAAACGTAGATGGAGAAATTTATTTAACGTGGGGAGATATATATTACGTTGATGTTATGTTTGTAAATCAGGGCAAAGATTTTAAGTCAACAGTAAGCCTACCTGATTTAGAAAACATAATAGTAAAAGTAGAGCAAATGCGTAAGAACTTTGTAAAGCAGACAGCAGAAGTAATTAAACAAGCATTTAGTGAGGAGGAATAGTGAAAAAATATTATGCGAGTGTTAGCGAAGACATTTATGTCAAAGCTAACAGCGAACAAGAAGCTATTGCAAAGATTAAAAAGCAATATCAACCTTTAGGTGTAAACCTTGAGATTGATATTTATGATGAGGAGGAATAATGGATAATAATTGGAAACGATTAGCACAAGCAATACTTGATGAGGAGGAACACCTTAACAAACAAACAAAAGCATTTAGAAAGACTAGATTAGCTACCATAAATATGATGAGAAATGAATTATCAATACAACAGATAGCTACTTTATTAAAAATATCAAGACAGAGAGTGTATAAAATACTAGAGAAAGGACAGAATAATGCCTAATTTTAATTTAGATAATTACGAAACAGTAGAAGAAAGATTAAAAGTCTTTTGGAAAGACAATCCAAATGCAAATATAAATACAGAAGTAGTACACATTACTGATGATGGAACTTGTGTAACAATCAAAGCAACAATATATATCTTTCAACAAGATGAAAGTATCGTTGCAGTATCAACAGGAATAGCACAAGAAACTAAAGGACAGGGTGGTTTCGCAAACAAAGATGCGTGGGTAGAAAACTGTGAAACATCTGCTATCGGTAGAGCTTTAGCTAATTGGAAGTATCAAGGTAGCAATAAAGCAAGACCAAGTAGAGAGGAAATGTCTAAGGTTGGTAACAACGAGGACAAAGTAGAGGTAACTAAAGTAAGAACACCTAAAACTACTAAGGCACAACAAGAACAGATGAATAAAGTTGTTGATGAAATGGTTAAAGAACCTGCAAAGAAGTCAGTAGCTAGTCAGCTTAAACAACTTATGTCTGCTATGGTTGATGACCCAAAAAAATTACAACAGTATCAACGTGATAGTTACGTTGTTTGTGTGCAAGAACATCAGCTACCTGAAGAAGTAGAGGATTGGTCTAACGAGCAAATGGATATATTTATGCAAGAGTTTGAAAAACAAATACCAACAGGAAACGTTAGTATTATAGAAGATGTATTTGAAGTAGAAGAAATTAAAGGAGGTGATACAGATATGGGAGATGAGTGGAAAGAAAATCCTGCAAGTGAGGGTCAGTTAAAATGGTGTAAAGATATTGTAGTCAAAGCTACTGATAAAAACCTAGATGACTTAGCTGAACTTAAATCTCTTTGGAATAATGGAGATATTAATGGTGGAACTGCAAGTGAAATCATTAGCAGATGGAAAGACAAAGTTAAATAGTGTCTGATTTAGAAAAAGCAAGTGTTAATGTGCAGAAGTTGGCAAAGAGAATACAGAAACGTTTTCCTGATTATGACTTTAGTCAACCTGCACCACTTGATAGAAGATGTAAAAAAAGTTATGATGGCAACTGTCCTGTGCAAAAACATTTTAATTACGCAACTGATAGTAATGGTAATGATTTTTGTATTAAACAAATAAAGTTAACTAAGGAAGAAAACCCATACGCACATACAGTTATTACTTGTAATGCAATCATAAAGACTAAACAAGAAAAAGAACTAGAGATGAAAGGAATATTTTAATGGCAAATATATTTGATGACCCTAAGACTTTAAAAACGTGGGCAATAAAGTTAGCAAACGCTTGTGGTGGGCAAAAAGTAGAGAAGTCTATAATGCTTACGCAAATAAACCCAACAAGAATAAAAGAGTTAATGGATGAATTTGTTAAAGACCACAACGAAAACACAATGAAAGTAGCAGAACAAATAGAGAAGGAAGAAGAATAGCTAAAGTATTTTTAAATTATCCCAACCTTTATCGTTAACTGTGAAAGAAAGAACTCCGGGATGTGACCATAGACCTGACCTTTGTGTAAAATCTATGCTTTTATCTAAGCTAGGTGATTGAAACCAAGTACGATTACCCTGTTGCTTACTACGAAAGTGATGGTAATGACCTGTGATTAACAACTCTGATTGTCCTGCCGGTAGATGTCCATACATCTGACCTTTCCACCAATTCTCTATCTTAACTTCAGGATTAGCACCACCACCTGCCATGTGTCCATGTGTCCAAGCACATGTTTTACCTTTAATATCTAACACTTGATGAAAACCTTCAGGAACTTCTACAGTTACAGACCCATACCTTTCAGGATTAACTTTCATTATCTCATCACATATTTGTAAGTGCATTGTGTCGCTGTTGTCTAATCTATTTGTAAAGACTTGACCTTTACTGCTTCGTGACATTTCGCCATGATTTCCCGGACACCCTGCAAGTGTAAGTTTATCTGCTAAAGGTAAGAATGTATCAACTGTTTTCATAATCATTGAACGTGCAAGTGCATATTGTTCTATCAAAGATAACTCTACATTGAAAGGTTGCGAATCGTAGAATGCTGTTGTGCAATTTTCTGTAAGGTCACCTAATCCAATCATGTATATCTCATCAATAGCTACGCCTGTTTTTCTTAGGTCTTTAATTCTATTTACTGCATCTTGTAAAGCTACATCATAACGTGCTATTGTATTCTCTACGCCAAAATCACGCTTACCGAGTTGCCAATCTGCCATAAAAAATAAGAAAGCTGTATCTCCACCTAATGTTTTCTTTTTTATTGGTGGTTTTTTCTTAGCTTGTTTAAATAATTCTTGAAAATACTTGTCATGTCCGGGGTTTTTCTTACGTACAACGCCTTTAAATGCGTAAAATGTTTCGGTCCTGCCACCTTTCAACTGTACATTCCATGAAGATGCACGAACTGAACCTTCAATTACGTATAATTTAGGGTCAAACCCCCAATTACGAAGGATATCATCAAACTTATTCCTGTAATTAGGGTCAGTATCTACGTGTGTTATCTCCCCAAGACCTGTAGATTCGTTAATATCTACACCGGGTTGCCATCCTGATTTATAAAAGTTATTACCCCATTCTTCAGGTATTGGATTCTTTGCGATACTACCTCCTGTCAATATAAGTATACAGGATTATTTATAGTATATGTTTATTTAGATATTTGTTTTTTAGCGTAAGATTTCACCACAGCTAAAGCTGCACCTCCACCTGCCAAAGCGGCAAGTTGAACAGTATTGGCATCAACAGATACCAAAGGTGCTACAACTAATCCACCAAGAAACGCTTCTACGAATGTCCAAAAGGTTCGCTCTAACATATCTTTAAGTTCTTCACTCATCTTATACTCCCATGCTTCATTCCAAGGAGTCCACCCCACATCTTTCTTAAATGTGCCATCTTGGTTTCTTTTTCTTTTAAATTTTTTAAACA